GATGAGTCTTGTAGCCTCATCGCAGCTGGAGACGACCTAGTCATCTGGAGTGATAAGGACATCACGCCATACATTAGGGAATGCACATCCCAGACGAAAGACGGAGTGACCGGTATTGGTCAGTGCATTAAAGAGGTAAAGACATCCGTCTTCGACGACTTTATGTTTTGTTCAAAGTGGACCCTGCCAGACTTGTACATGGTCCGTGATGTCACGAAGATGCTGAACACCAAGTAGTTCTATACAGGTGACAATCGTTTGTTACATATGTATCCTTACTATCACGCATAAGCGATATATGAGGGGGTCAAGAGCGAAATGATTAGTCCACTTGTGGAAGCAGTTTGTGAAGCTCGAGTACACAACTGTGAACGTCCTCCCTCTAATTTAGATTAGGATGCGGTGAAGGCTCAGATCGACTTGTAGAATAAATACTGTTTCAAAACCTCCACCAAAGAGTATCATCACCCGGGTCTAGTAGATCACTAAGCTAATCTCTCCGTAGGAGATCTGTATAGGATTATCACTTGTAACTAGATTAACGGAGGCTACGACTGTTTAAAAAATATACAACAATCAATCTTCATCATACATGAATAGATAGAATAAACAGAATAAATAAAAGAAGAATGTCAAGCGTACCAACAATGTGCGATCTAAGTAGGCAGTTAGAAGAGCAGTTTAACCAATTGTTATTCGCTCTGTGCCAGCTGCTAAAAGCATTAACGTCCGCTCTGCACCCTCGAGCAGCACCTATAGGGTGAAACATAGGGAGCTTATGATTGCTAATGTCACCTCGAATTCTCAATTCCTCGCGCAGATCAACCCAAGTACACAGTCAGTGTTCCCTTGGCTCTCTCAGATAGCAGGTGCATACGAAAAGTACGCTATTAACTCCCTGAGTTTCGAGTACGTTCCATCTTGCTCAACTCTAGCGGACGGTATCTTGTACCTCTCATTCGACCACGATCCCAGCGATACGTCCACAAACGACTTTTCACCATAGACGCTCACCTAGATGCAAGGTACTTAAAGCGGTTCGATGTATTCAAGACACACACTCACTCCGCGTTTCGCTAAGAAGTAATTCCTGACTGGGACACCAGCAGCAGGCGCTTCGATCAACGACTACTGCCCCGGCGCAGTTTACGTCGTTGCTTCTCAGTCTGAGAAAACTAATATGGGTCAGGTGTATGTCAGCTACGACATCACCTTCCATACACCATAGCCAGGCAACATGTATGAACAAGAGTTAGCAAGCAATAGTTATGTTTCTAACTTAACAACTTAGCCCGCCTCTAATCTTCGTTTAGGTGATATAATTCC